AGCTCGACACCGCTGGATTGGTGAGCGCATCGCATGCAATACAGCACGCGTTTTGATACGCAGTCAGTTCTTTATCAGGTAAATCGGACAAATCAAAAAGGCAGCAGCGCACATTGACGCGCGCCACCGCCTTAGAAATAACTGCCTGGAAATCATCCTGGCTAAGTGACCCGCCAAACTCTTTGGAGTAATACTCGTATGTTGGTACTGGGCCAGCCATGACTATTCACCGGTTACCGTTACAACGCATGCTGCAGAAGTCTTATCTCCTACGGTTGCAGTGATATTGGTAGAACCAGCAGCTACACCAGTTACTAGGCCAGTATCAGGATCTACGGTTGCCTTGTCTGGGGCAGAAGATGCGAAGGTTGCCTTGCCAGCTTCTGCTGGAATTACCGTAGCACTAAGTTGCTTGGTTTCCTCAACGCCAAGAGACATGGTCTTCTGGGAAAGCGTTACGGATTCAGCTGGCTTAGCACCGATAGATCCAACAACTACCCAGTCAAGCAGCTCGGCGTACAGGGCAATGCCGCAAATTGCCGTAGTTTCGGTAGTCATGTTCTTGTAGGTAGTGTCGTGATGAACGCCTACATAACCAGTCTCGTCGGTTGTAAAATCAAATGCCTTAGCAATATCGGAATTGCGAGGATTGGTGTAGTAGAGGATAAGATTGTTCTTCGCAGTACCATAAACCATACCGCGCTCTACGCCAGAGTAAACGAGCACGTCATAGAGGCCCAAGAAGTTCTTGATATAAGTCATACCGAAGACGGTCTGTACCGTTACTTCGGTATCTTCAAGGTAGCTCGCGATATCAAGAGGGTTAACCATGTAGATAAGATCAGCGTCTGCTACATCGTAATCCTCGGTGATTACCTTAAGCTGGCCCCAAGTCTGAGCAAGTGCACCCTTAAGACCTACGCCAGTTGCACGACCAGTACCAGTAGGCAGGAAGTCAAAGAAAGACTGCTTAATGGTGCCCTGAATTTGGCGAACCATCTTATCGTCAGTATCGGTTACTGCCTGCTCATAGCCCTTGTCGTTAATGGCTTCGAGGGATGTTACTTTACGGTATTTTTTGACATCAAGTTCGAAGGTATCAGCTACCTCGGTTTCGTAGTGAGACAGAGGGATATCTTCGCCTTCTCCTACCGTGCCGTCTTCAAGCTCTCCTACTACCTTGTAGACCTTAATTACCTGGCCTGGTACCTTTTCGATCTTGCGGGTAAGGCCAAGTACTTCCTGAAGTACGCGAATGCCTTCAGTAAACTGAGAAACAAAGTCAATCTCAGATACCTTAGCGAAGTCTTCAGCTTTCTGAAGTCCAGTTTCTGCTGGCATATGTATTCCTTTCTATTCGAATAAATCTCGGTTTTCGGCAATCAAACGACGACGCTCTTGTGGGTCTTTGGTTGCCACGATTTCTGCTTTGGTGATCTTCTTGCCAGCTCCACCAGGCGTACCTGCGCTTGATAACGTCTGAGTGTTCGTGGCATCTTTTTGGAACAAATAGGGATAGGATTCAGCAAGTTTGGCGGTATCTAAGCCAGAGATATGGCCGTCCTTCGCTACTTCGATCTCATCCATGTCGAGATGCGCAATAACAGCAACCGTGTCGCTGCATCCTGCAGCTAAGAGCGCGTTAGTTACAGTCAGCATCTTTTCACGTGCTGCCCAGTCGCTTGCAGCCTTGTCAGATGCTGCTTTTGCTTTTTCCTGAGCTTCCTTTACTGCTGCGTTTACGTCATCTTGGCTTAGCGCCTTTTCGAGATCGGCATTAAGCGATGCTTCGCGATCCTTAGAGGCTTTTAGTTGCTCTTCAAGATCCTTAATGCGTGCCTCATACGATTCACGCTTTTGCTTCTGACCTTCATCTGGCTGACCTTTAGGGCCGCCTTGCTGTGCACCATTGTCTGGTGAGGGATTGGTGCCCGACTGTCCTGGATCGCCAGCGCTTTGCTGTGCACCATTGTCTGTGCCTGCCATATATGCTCCTTCCATCGAGTTTGGTTCGGGCTTCTCTGCCCGCTTGGTGGTGCCACTCTTCGCTCGTGGCGTGCGAGGTGAGCCTCTTCGCTTGGCTCTTGCGATGGTTGGAGTATCGATGCGGTGTCACTCGGTATGCTCTTCTGGACTTTCTTCAGGAGCGTTGAAGTGTTCGCCGAATCCATTGGTTGGGTGTAACAGCGGGCGAACTTGGATAATCTCGTCATTGCTTAGTGCCCATGTCTCAGGAGGGAAACGACGGCACTCTACTAAACCATCTTCATTGGGCTCGGTGGCAAATAGACATGTTGTACAAGTTAGGTGTTCTGGAAGTTGTTTGTTCAAACTAATCAGCAACCATTGAAATTACGTGAAGGATAAGGCAGATAGTAGATCCAATACAGATTCCCAATGCTAAAGCTGATCGTTCCCATGCACCTTCTGGATCAGTGAGCTTTTCGATAAGATTTTTCATGTCAAGTCCTCCCTAATTTGATAGGAGAAGAATCGTGGATGTGTCACTGGTTATTTCGATTGTTATGGCTGTGATTGCTATTTGCGCAGCGGTATTTTCGTGTTGGCAGGCACGTATAGCTAAAGCAACATTTAAGAAGACGTTTAGTCCTTGCGTTATTGCGTATTTAGAACCTGCTCCTTCAGCTGGACTTGCTTGCCATCTTGTGGTGAAGAACATAGGCACGGAGCCAGCTACAGAAATAAAAATGATGGCAAGTAAAAATCTACCTGTTGATCCGAAATTAAAAGATATCGTTACAGATTTTTTAGATCAGGAAATTGCTTTTCTTGAGCCAGGAGGAGTTAGAAGAACATTTATTGGATCATTTCCTATATTAATAGAATTACAAAACGAAGATGCTTTAGTCACTATTACAACCAAAGAGACTGGCAGCAGTACTTATCCAATTAACGTACATTCATTTACTGCGACGGTTAAGGATTCAACTAATATTGAGATGTCTCTTGCTAAGATTGCAAAATCACTAGATAAACTAATAAAAAAATAACCCCGCTTAGTGCGAGGTCGCGTCTTAACTTTCAACCCTTTGGCGAGTCTCTTTGTCTTTTAACCATATTGCGTATAAATGCTTATCCAGCACGCGTTTAGCTGCTTCATCATCTGATTCATTTTTGTGCTTCCCTCTGTGCACAATAGCGAGAGCATACAAATAATCAGGGTCTTCGTTTATGTAATACGCGTTCTTTTCCATGAATTTATTATACCCTCTTAAAGCTATACTTAAATCCATATTTTGAAGAGTTATCTAGAAGCCAAGAATGCATAAAACGCCTGATAGAAATAAGGTCTT